CTGACAGACAATGATGCCTTCTTCATCACAACTGATGTGCCTAACGGCATGAAGCATTTTGTCCGTACCGCTATGCAAACAGGCATGGATGGTGACTTTGACACTGGTAACGTGCGCTACAAAGCGCGTGAGCGTTACAGCTTTGGTGTATCAGATCCGTTGGGAATGTACGCTTCTCGCGGAGCATAAAGTATGCTATAAGGTGGGTACTTCATGTATCCTCCTCATGTATAACTCAGGGGCAGCTTCGGTTGCCCCTTTCTTTTTGTTTAAATATCTATTACTATAGGTGTATCCCTGACAGACACATGGTGTGTCTGACTAACCCAGACAGGAGATCGACATGGGTACTACTACTTTTTCTGGTCCTATACGGGCTGGCAACATCCGCAACACAACGGGCACTACTGTTGGGTCAGACATAGCAAACGTAGGTTATGTTGTAATGACTCAACAACATGTAATGGATATTTCTGGCGGCGCTGTCGCAGCAGAAGCCACAAATGTGGTAATCCCTGCCAACTCAAAAATCGTAGACATTATCATTGATTTAGAAGTGGCTGCTAACACTACGACGAATATCAGTGTTGGTGATACCGTAGGCGGTGCAGCGACCCTTGTTAATGCTGTTGCTTCTGGAACTACTGTAGGTATTAAGGCGTTAGGCGCTTCTGGCGGTGGTACACTTACATGGAAAAACACTGGTACATCTGATTTGAAATTAACTGCGACCTCAAGTGCAGGTACAAATGCGGGATCAGTTGTTATAACAGTGATGTATGCTCAAGCGTTTAATACGGCTGTTCAGCCGTAAGGAGGCCTAGATGGCTGGTCAAGAAATACGGGCATTTAATGTCGCAACATCAGGATTTAGTGCAGGGGTCGTCGGCCCCGCACGAAGTCGAATACAGGGCGTTTTGGTATATGCCACTAACATCACAGCCTTTACCATTAAGAATGGCTCCGCATCAGGAGACACTCTGTTGGATCTAACTCTTCCAGCGGGATGGAACGATGTGTTCCTTCCTAACGATGGTATACTTGCTGATAATGGTGCTTATGTGTCTGCTCTATCAGGCACTGGTTCAGTGATAACTCTATTACTGGAGTGATGTATGGCTGGTAATGATGTACTATCTATACACTCGCATACCTCAGCGGCACTTGTAAATCGAAGGTGCCGACTAAGAGGTGTGGTTGTGAATACGGCATCTGGAGGTTCAGGTGATGTCGTATTTTATGATAATGCATCCGCAGCATCAGGTACAGTTTTGCTTGAAGTTGATGAAAAGGCTGTAAGCACGGTTGATATAATAATACCGGGAGATGGCATCCTAGCTAAGAACGGAGTGTACGCTTCCCTACCATCAAACGTAAGCGTTACAATATTTTTTGAGTAGGTCATGGCTGAGAAAAAGAAAGGCTCCATGAAGGGGCACAGCATAAAAGGTGGTCATAAACGTCCCACAAAGTCTGGGGCGGGGATGACTAAGAAAGGCGTTGCAAAGTATCGCAGAGATAACCCCGGATCTAAGCTAAAAACGGCTGTCACAGGCACGGTTAAGAAGGGGAGTAAGGATGCAAAGCGGCGCAAGTCTTTCTGCGCCCGTTCCGCTGGACAGATGAAGAAGTTTCCTAAAGCTGCTAAAGATCCTAACAGCAGATTGAGGCAAGCAAGAAAACGGTGGAAATGTTAAATGGCTATTTCTCGTTCCCAGATGGGCAGTCAACTAACAAGTAACAGAACCTCTACAGGTGATGATGCTAAAGACCTTGAGATTATTCGTTTTGGCAAAGGTGGCAAAACAAAGAAGAAATCTAAAAGTCGGGTTAATGAAGCTGGCAATTACACCCAACCAGAGAAGAGAAAGCGTATATTTAATCGTATAAAGGCTGGTGGCAAGGGCGGCAAGCCGGGTCAATGGTCAGCAAGAAAAGCGCAAATGTTGGCGAAGGCTTATAAAAAAGCGGGTGGGGGCTATAGAGGTTAATGGCGCTCAAGAAGTCACAGAAGAGCTTGAAGTCTTGGACAAAGCAGAAGTGGCGAACAAAGTCTGGCAAGCCATCGACGCAAGGGAGCAAGGCTACAGGCGAGCGATATCTTCCTGAGAAGGCTATCAAGTCTTTGACCTCTGCGGAGTACGCCGCTACTACAAAGAAGAAACGCGAGGCCACCAAGAAGGGCAAGCAGGTTGCCAAGCAGCCTAAAAAGATTGCAAAGAAAACCAAACGGTTTAGGAGCGTGGTGACATAATGGCTGTAGTAACCCCCGACATGCCAGAGATCTTTGAGGAAGCCTATGAACGGGCTGGCCTTGAGATGCGTAGTGGGTATGATCTTAAAACTGCACGAAGAAGTTTAAACCTTTTAACATTGGAGTGGCAAAATCGTGGCCTTAATCTCTTCACTATTGAAGCGGGTACGCTCGCTGTTACAGCGGGTACGGCAACGTATACCCTTCCTGCGGATACAATCGACATCATCGAACACCAAATCCGCACAGGAACAGGCACAAACCAAATCGACACCTCGCTCGAAAGAGTCAGTGTCTCGACCTACGCCCAGCAAACCAACAAAAACACGGAAGGTAGGCCGACCCAAATCTACGTCCAAAGGCTCCCGACAGAAACAAAAGTAACCTTGTGGCCTGTTCCTGATAACACAACAACCTATCAAATAGCGTATCATAGGTTAAAGGGTATTGACGGGTTGTCATCTGGCATAGGTACAGAGGTATCATCTGTACCGCCTCGATTTGTTCCATGTTTAGTCGCGGGTATGGCTTACTATATTGCCATGAAAAAGAACCCACAGATGGCTGCTGGGTTAAAACAAGAGTATGAGTTCCAGTTTCAGCTTGCCGCTGGGGAAGATGAAGAGACAGCATCAATTAAGTTTGTCCCGTTTAACACATTTATGACGGGTGCAGGATGAGTTACGCTAGAGGAAAGTACGCTTTTGGTTACTGTGACAAGACAGGGTTCAGGTATCCTTTGGCTGATCTTGTGCCTGAGTTTAACAACGGCGTTAAGACTGGATTCTTGGTAGGCCGTGATGTTGTTGACCCAGACCAACCACAAAACTTTTTGGGTAGAGTAAAGATAAACGATCCCCAGTCTTTGAGAAATCCAAGGCCTGATACGTCTTTGGCTGAAAGTCGCGGATTGTTTGGGTGGAATCCTGTATGGAACGAGCTTCAGTTTATGAAAGCTGAAGTTGGAACTGTTACCGTCGAAACAACATAGGAGTTTAAAATGGCGATGAAGAAAAAAGGCTATGCTAAAGGCGGCGTTGCTAAGAAGATGGCTGGCGGCGCAATGAAAAAGAAAAAGCCCGTGGCAATGAAGTCAGGTGGCAAGATGCCTATGGTCAAAAAGAATGGGAAGAGTGTCCCAGCGTTTGCGGCTGATGGTGTAGGCAAAATGAAAAAAGGTGGCGCTGTTAAAAAGAAAATGGGTGGCGCTATGATGATGAAGAAAAAGGGCTACGCGAAAGGCGGGGCTATGAAGAAAAAAGGTTATGCAAAAGGCGGTAAGACTAAAAAGTAAAGTCAACTTGGGGGGATAGATTGGCTTATTTGCAAAGTAACATACCGCACTTCAAGTGCTGGGTTCGCCGTGAGTATACTCACAACCATGAACAATACCACGGCGAGTTCTTACACGCGATGGCAATAGCGGTAACGACAATGCCAAATAGATGCTTGAGCTTTCAAGTTATCTTTACGGGATGCGAGGCTGATGAAGATGAAGAAGAGAACGTACATGGTGGCGCAATGTGGGCGAGAATGCCTATAACCGCTCTTGTAGCCGATGAGCCGCTCAATGAGTGGCCTTCTGCTATGGCTGTGCATGATGCCCAGCCTTGGGACTGTTCGTCCTACAACCATGCTGTGTACGTCTTGGACAGGGCAACACCATGTCCTTGGTTGGCAAAGATAGATGGGAATATGTATCCTGCAAAGTATATGTTCACCGTTGATTATTCGGAAGGTGAGATAGCGGATGACCCAGCGCAACATAAGCAAAGCCATGTTATGCAGCTTTTAGACGCTGGGGAATGGACTGGTAATGTGGTGGCACTGCCTAACAATCGTGTAAGGGTTACTCATCCTGCGTGGTTTGAGACTGGTACTGGTGCCCCAGACTTCAAGCCATCTCAACATATACACTATTCAAAATCCGATTTAGACTATACTATGGATGTCAACAAAATATTCGATAACCTGTACCAAGAGGAGAGTTAAAATGGGCGTTGAGGATGTTAAACCGAAAGCACGACCAAAAGACCTTGAAAAAGCGGCGAAGAAAAAACGTATGGCTGAAGAAAATCGTACAAAAAAAAGAATTATAAAAGAAGCTGTTCGCAGAAGAACTAGAGATCACAATACGGAACCCAAACAAGACATTAAAAGCGCACTAGGCTTGGCTAGTGGTGGCAAGGTGTGCCGTGGCATGGGCGCTGCCACTCAAGGTGGCAAGTTTAGAATATCCTAAAGGAAAGTTCAAATGAACTATTCAGAATTAACAGCAGCTATACAGGCTTACACGGAGAATGATGAGACAACTTTTGTCGCTGAAATTCCTACGTTTGTTCGTCAGGCAGAAGAGAAAATACATAGAACTGTGTTAATTCCTGAACTCCGCAAGAATGTTACGGCGAACATGACCCAGCAGGTTAGGTTCATAGCTAGGCCATCAGACTTCTTGGCACCCTTTTCTATGGCAGTTATAGATGGCGATGGAGACTATCACTTCCTTCTCAACAAAGATGTTAATTTTGTTAGAGAGGCGTATCCATCAAAGACATCATATTCCAGACCTAAGTATTACGCTGAGTTTGATGGTGACTTCACATCAACTAACTCTTCTGGAAACTTTATATTAGGCCCAACCCCAGATGCCGCATATGAAGTTCAATTGCACTATTATTACGATCCACCGTCTATAGTTACATCATCAACATCTTGGCTTGGTGATAATGCAGAGGTTGCTTTGTTGTACGGGTCTCTTGTAGAAGCTTACATATTCATGAAGGGTGATGCTGATTTGCTTGCTCAGTATGAAGAAAAGTACCAAGAAGCGTTAAAGCGACTTATGATTTTAGGTGAGGGTAGACTGAAGCGCGATAGTTATCGCAGCGAACCAAGGCTGGAGCTATAAATGTTTAGTGTGAAGGTAGATGTACCTCAAAGCGAATCTATTGTTGGAGTACAAACAACCCATAATCGTGGGTTTACACCTGAAGAGATATCAAAGGACTGTGTGGGTAAACTGATAAGTGTATCTGATTCAACACACCCTGCGATTAGAGATCAGGCAAATGCCTACAAGGCAGAAATGGAACGCACTGTTGCCTACTACATGCGTCAAGCTATTCGCAGTGATCGTACAACTGTGTATAACGCCCTTATAGATGCAGGGCATCCGAAACTTGCTGAACTTATAAGGAGACTTTAAAATGGCTTTCAGCGGAAACTTTATGTGTACCTCTTTTAAAAAAGAGCTTCTTGAGGGTGGGCACAACTTTTTAAATTCAGGCGGTGATACCTTTAAGTTAGCTTTGTATACCAATAGCGCTTCGTTTACAGCGGCGACTACGGACTATACTTCGACTAACGAGGTCAGTAACTCTGGTTCATATAGCGCAGGGGGCGGGACATTAACTCGCGTTAATCCAGCCACATCTGGTACAACGGCGTTTACAGATTTTGCAGATCTTACGTTTACGTCTGCAACAATCACTGCACGGGGCGCTTTGATCTATAACACAACTGAAGGCGCTGGATCAGGAACTACTAATACAGTAGTTGTTCTGGACTTTGGCTCTGACAAGGCCTCAACCAATGGTGACTTTAAGATCGTTATGCCAACGGCTGATGCGTCTAACGCCCTCATACGGATTGCTTAAATATGGCTGATGCTACAGTTGTCTTTGCTGGCTGGAACTCCTCTACACAAGCGTGGGGTTCTGGTACGTGGGGCAACGATGTAGCATTTCCTATTTCAGCTACTGGTTCTGTAGGTGCGGTAACGGTAGAGGGAGCGGCTTCTATACCAGACGTAGGTCTGGCGGCTTCAACCTTTGTAGGCACCGTAGCCATCACAGTTGGTACTGGGGTAAATGTAAATGTCACGGGAGTGGCAGCAACAGGTCAAGTCGAATCAGCCACGATAGAAGCGGGTGCTTCTGTTTCTGTACCAGCCTCTCCTTTAACGGAGTTTGCCGTTACTGTTGTAAATGCAGGGTATGGAAATAAGTACAACATAGGTGGTAGCGCACAACCTACGCTTACTCTTGTGGAAGGAAACACCTATAAGTTTGATCAGTCTGATGCTTCTAATAGCGGTCATCCTTTAAGACTATCTATAACATCAGACGGTAGTCATGGCGGTGGAAGCGCATATACCACGGGTGTGACAACCAGCGGAACCCCCGGCTCTTCTGGGGCATATACTCAGATAGTTGTGGCGGCTGGCGCACCTACTTTATATTACTATTGTACAAACCATAGTGGCATGGGTGGGCAAGCCAACACGGATGCAGGGCTTGTATCTTTTGGCGGCACAGGCCAGATAACTGCGGTTACAGATCAGATTGTTCCAGTAGCTCCGACAGGCATAAGCTCGACAGGGGTTGTGGATTCTGCTAACATCGTATGCGAGTGCGATGCTAATGTTAATGTGACTGGTGTTTCAGCAACTGGGGGAACTGCTTCTGTACTTGTATGGGGGCGTATAATACCACCGGAAACTACAATTTGGACTGAAATAGCGGCGTAAGGAAACAAAATGGCAAGTACATATACAGGAAGCGGTATTGAGAAAATCGCCACGGGCGAACAGTCTGGTACGTGGGGTAATACAACAAATACCAACTTTGATATCCTAGACCGATTGGTTAATGGCGTTGGTACGATTACACTATCTGGAACAACTCATACGCTTACAACCACAGATGGTACGCTATCGGATGGTATGTTTAAAGTTCTTGTTTTAAGCGGATCACCATCGGGAACTAATACCATTACGGTATCTCCCAACGATGCGGCACATCTTTACTTTGTGCAGAATGATAGTGGTCAGGACGCCATTTTTTCTCAAGGCTCTGGTGCAAATGTCACTGTGGGCAATGGAGATAGTAAAATAATTTATTGCGATGGCGCTGGTTCTGGCGCTGCGGTAAGTGATTTCACCAGCGATTTAGCTATGGATAGCGTCCGAATAACTGGCGGTAACATTACGGGAATCGCAGACCTTGCGGTTGCTGATGGCGGTACGGGGGGTTCGACAACATCTGCTGCAAGAACAAACCTTGGTGTAGCGATTGGGTCAGATGTTTTGGCGTATGATGCAAACCTACAGAGCTTTGTGACGGCTCTTACCTTGCCCACATCTGACGGTACTAACGGGCAAGCATTAGTTACTAACGGAAGCGGCACTATTAGTTTTGGTAGTGCTGGTATATCAACTGGTAAAGCCATAGCTATGGCAATCGTGTTTGGCTAAAGGAGAAAACAAATGGCTGCACCGAATATTGTAAATGTCGCAACGATCACAGGCAAATCCGCCACCGTTGCCCTTTCTTCAACTTCTCAGACCACGCTGGTTAGCAACGCCGCATCAAGCAACAAGGTTTTCAAGATTAACATGATTCAAGTTGCAAACGTCGATGGCACCAACGCCGCTGACGTTACTGTTGATGTGCATAGCGCGGCCTCTGGCGGCGGCACGGCGTACTCACTGGTTTCGACTATTTCAGTCCCGGCAGATGCTTCACTGGTTGTTCTTGATAAAGGTACTTCTTTGTATCTTGAAGAAAACACTTCAATTACAGCAACGGCTGGCACTGCGAATGATCTTGAAGTGATCGTTAGCTACGAGGAAATTAGCTAATAGGAGCCTCTGATGTCTAATGGTAAAGGCGGCTTTATAGGCCAAGACGGACTTAATGCACCTGATCCAGCGACAGGAGTTAGTGCTTCTGGTGGTGATACACAGGCAACGGTTAGCTTTACTGCGCCTAGCGATGTTGGTGGGGCGGCTATTACTGGTTATAGTGTGCAATCAAATAATGGTGATGGCACTTTTGAAAGCAGCTATGATTTAAATGGTGCTAGTTATGATAGTGTTAGCTTTAGTGTTGCTGGGCAGGATAACATACCTACAGGCTTAGTTTTCAACAACGATGGCTCAAAGATATACATTTGTGGTACTCAGAATGAGTCTATTTACCAATACTCCGTATCTACCTCCTATGACATTAGTACAGCTTCATATGATAGCGTTAGTTTTAGTGTTTCAGGACAAGAGTCTAACCTTCAAGGTTTTATCTTTAGTGCTGATGGCGCTAAACTTTTTGTTGTTGGTGCTGGCAGTGACACTGTTTACCAATACACCCTATCTACAGCTTTTGATTTAAGCACTGCTTCTTACGACAGCGTAAGTTTTAGTGTAGCAGGTCAGGACACCAACCCTTATGATGTCATCTTTAACGATGATGGCACTAAGATGTATATTGCAGGTAACGGCACAGATGCTGTTTACCAGTACTCCCTTTCGACAGGTTTTGATCTATCAACTGCTTCCTATAACAGTGTTAGCTTTAGTGTTTCAGGACAAGATGCAACCCCTGTTGGCATACGTTATAATGATAATGGCACTAAACTATTTATGCTAGGTGCTACCAACGACTCCATCTACCAATACTCTTTGTCTACAGCTTTTGACTTATCTACAGCCTCTTATGACTCTGTAAGTTTTAGTGTGGCTAGTCAGTCCACAGCACCTCAAGGAGTGACCTTAAGTGCTGATGGTACTAAGATGTATGTTGTTGATGCAATAGGGGATGCAGTATACCAATACTCCACAGGTCAATTGGGCTACCCCACATCCTCACCCGTCACCGTCACCGGCCTCACCAACGGCACAAGCTACACGTTCAACGTATGGGCGATCAATCCGTTTGGGTGGTCTAGCCCTAGTGGTGCGAGTGGGGGTGTAACGCCATTTCTTCCAGATAGCGCCTTTTTCGGTGGCGGACTGGCGGGCTACCCAACGCTGCTTATTGAAACCGTTAAAATTTCTACGTTAGGTAATACATCTGATTTTGGGGACTTAACGCAAGCACGTTACAGGCTGACAGGCACTTCGTCCGCTACAAGGGGCGTCTTTATGGGCGGTACTGCCAGCGGCGACGTAAATACAATGGATTATATAACGCTTTCTTCTTTAGGGGACGCCGTTGATTTCGGAGACCTCACACAAAGCACAGCCACTAGAGCGGCAGTTTCTAATGGCGTCCGTGGAGTTAGAATTGGTGGAGGCGGTTTTAGCTCTCAAACCAATGTGATGGATTACATTACAATCGCCTCAACTGGTAACGCTACTGACTTTGGAGATTATCGTTTTGTTATAGCAAGAAACGCTGGCAATATAATGTCTAATACCAGAGGTATATCTGCGGGGGGCAGGGGGAGCGGTGTTAGGCGGTCTCAAATGGAGTATATCACTATTGCCTCTACTGGAAACGGTACTTTTTTTGGCAGTTTGACCGCCGGTAACGAAAATCCATCGGGCCTTTCAAGCTCTACAAGAGGCGTTGTTTTTGGTGGGCAAACGTCCTCTGGAGGCGTAAATACTATACAATATGTTACTATTGCCACCACTGGCAACGCTGCCGACTTTGGTGATTTGGTCGTGGTTAATGAAGAAATGGCAGGTGCCGCAAATTCAACCCGAGGCTTGATGGCTGGTGGTTCAAACGGGACAACAAATGTTATTCAATACATCACCATATCCACCACTGGCAACGCTTCCGACTTTGGTGATCTAAATACAGGACAATACGACAACGCTGGTTTTTCTGACTGCCACGGAGGACTTTCATAATGCCCAATTATCAAGGTGTATGGTCGCTCTCAACGCAGTATCAGAATGCTGGGGCTTGGCCTAGTCCCCCAGCAATCGCCCTTATAGCTGGAACTGCTAATTCTGGCGGTACTGGATTTATAGTAGGGGATACAATAGATGCTCTTGTAATTGCTTCAAGCGGCAATGCGACAGACTTTGGTGACATGACTGTAAGTCGGCAGGATTTAGCTGGTCTTTCGTCTAGTACGAGGGCAGTTTTTGGTGCAGGTAAGCAAACAAGCGGTTCAGAAATAAATATAATAGACTTCACGACTATAGCAACAACAGGGTCATCCACAGATTTTGGTGATACAACTGTTGCAAGAAAAGAGATTGCGGGTCTATCAAATTCTACGAGAGGTGTCTTTGGCGGTGGTGATGGTGCATCTGACAATGTTATGGATTACATCACAATAGCTTCAACGGGAAATGCTTTGGATTTCGGCGATCTTACCAGTAATAATCAAGGTGCGGCGGGATGTTCTTCGCCAACTAGGGGAATTTTCTCAGGGGGCAGAAACGGGGGTACATATTTAAATGTAATTCAGTATATAACTATCGCTTCCACAGCAAATGCGACAGATTTTGGTGATTTAGTAGGTCAAGCGCAAAAGATTGGCTCATGCAGTTCCTCAACAAGAGGGCTGATTGCAGGTGGATTTAACGGATCATCCTTCTCAGATGTAATTCAATACATTACCATTGCTTCAACGGGCAACGCCACAGATTTTGGAGATTTAATTCAAACTCTTTGGCAGTTTTCTGGTACATCTAACAGCACGATAGCTTTGTTTTCTGGTGGATATAGCCCTACAGACAGTAATGGATTAGATCAAATTCAGACTGTAACTATTGCGTCCACAGGCAACGCCACGGATTTTGGCAATTTAACAGGTAGAGCATATGCTAATGCGTCTTGCTCATCTGCCCACGGAGGGCTTTCATAATGTCTGATAAACGCTATCTTGGCAACATCATTACGCAGAACCCGACAGCGCCTGCTGGTAATTTTGGAGATAGCGCCGCGAAGGGCGTGTGGTCTTTGGAAGAACAGCTTGCATATCAAAAGGCGGGCCTCTGGCCTGTACCGGGAAATTTCCCCCTGAACGTAGAAGATGTGTTCAGCACTTATTTGTATACTGGGAATGGTGGCACACAAACTATAACCAATGGCATTGACCTTGATGGCGAAGGTGGTTTGGTTTGGGTTAAGAAGCGTCAAGCGTCAGCTTCTCACGGGCTTTACGATACAGAGCGTGGGGTCAATAAACTACTTATATCTGAGAGTACTAATGCACAAGCTACATATAGCGGAGTAAATGCATTTTATTCAAGCGGTTTTGGACTTGGCTCAGGAAATGAGTTTAACCAAAGTTCGCAAACATTCGTCTCTTGGACATGGAGGAAAGCCCCTAAGTTCTTTGATGTGGTGACTTGGACGGGGGATGGGACAACCAATAGACAAATCTCTCACAACTTAGGAAGCACACCAGCGGCTATTATTGTTAAATGTACTTCAGTTTCTACAAACTGGGTTGTCTATCATAAGGATTTGACAAATGCCAACTACTGCTTGATATTAAACAGCACTCTTGCTCAAATAAGTGATAGCACGGTGTTTGGCACTGCTCCTACAGACACAGTTTTTACCGTTGCTAGGACGGGTGTAAGTTCAAATACAAATCAAAACGGAGCCACATACGTAGCCTACCTCTTCGCCCACAACGATGGTGACGGTGACTTCGGCCCTGATGGTGATGCTGATATTATCAAGTGTGGGAGTTGGACTGCAAATCAGCCATCAACTGTTACATTAGGCTTTGAACCGCAGTGGTTACTTGTTAAAAGAATTGATGGTGCATCACAATGGCACCTTGTAGATAATATGAGGGGGGCGGACTTTAGCACGTATCAGGCTTTATTTGCAAATCTGTCTAATGCAGAAGCGGCACAAGCTGGAGAGACTTTTACTTTTAACCCTGACGGCTTTACATACTATGGTAGTGTAGTAGGTGGTGGTAATGAATGTATCTACATAGCCATTCGCCGTGGTACTAAAGTGCCTGAGAGTGGGACTGAGGTGTTTGGCATAAGCTACGCCCAAAATGTCAATGCAGTTCCCTTCCCCGTAGACTTTATGCTAAATAAAATATACGGCGGCGGCAATACTTACGCCAGAGATAGACTTCGTGGCGGTACTAAGTATCTTTTAACTGAAACTACAAATGCCGATCTTACGGGTTCTGATATTGGCTTTGATGACATGACAGGCAATACCGCAGTTTGGGGTACTGGCTTCATTAATTATAATTGGAAACGTGCGCCGGGCTTCGTTGATGTCGTTGCTTACACGGGGGACGGAGTTGCAGGACGTACTGTAAGCCACAACCTTGGTGTTGCACCTGAGATGATTATTTTGAAGGGTAGAAACTATACTACAGATTGGGCTGCTTACCACGCTTCACTTGGTAATACTAAATACCTCATACCCAATACAACCGCTGCGGCTGGAACTAGCAGCCTGTGGTGGAATAATACATCTCCAACTGCCAGTGAATTTACTCTTGGCAATTCTAGTAGGGTCAATAACACATCAAGCAACACCTACATAGCCTATCTATTCGCAACCCTTGCTGGCATATCCAAGGTGGGGAGCGCAAGCCATTCGGGAACAACAAATGTAGACTGTGGCTTTACGTCAGGCGCTAGGTTTGTGCTTCTGAAGCGCACTGACGCAACGGGCGATTGGTATGTTTGGGATAGTGAGCGTGGTATTGTGTCAGGCAATGATCCATATTTCCTGCTGAACACGACAGCGGCACAAGTGACAAGCACG